CCTTTTTGCAAGCCTTGATGGTGGGATAAACCCTTCTCCCACTGCGATACTGGTCATCGACATATTCCACAATTTCATAGAATTCATCCACCATGAACAATTTTCCTTCATCGTCCCTATAGGCATATTCCATTTTTGTGCCGTTTGCCGGAAAACCCATGGAACTTTTCATATTGATGGGGTTCATTCCCAACAAATTTCTAATTCCATTAAGATTCTCGTCATCATCTAGCTTTCTTATGTTCCAATAGGCAACATTTTCGTGATACCTAGCTATGAGTGGAGCTATATAATCCTCTCTTGCACGATCAACCAAAGCTGGTGAAAACATCCTAGCAGGCAGACGCAAATTTGCGTAAGCTTTCTGCCAGCCATACCAAGAAGGCACAGCTTGGGGTGGATGACTTTCCTTCTCAATCCCAAACAAATACTTCACTCTGTCCCTCCAAGGGAAAGGTGTGTACTGGGAACGAAAGGTGGAAACTCCATTTACTGAAGCAACTCTGTCAATAGTGCCAGGCGTCTCTACAAACAAACAAGGACTTCTGATGCTGGGTCCTTGGTCACTAATTTTCACGGTTTTACCCATAAAATCCAACAAAGGTTCTCCACCATTCGGTGGTAAAAATATCGCTGGATTTTTGGACAATTGCTCAATAGCGTCGTTCACATGTTCGACATTGAGATGACCATATCCACCAACCTTAGTACCTTGTCTGCCGGCCAAATGAATGCCAGCAAATATCGGAAATCTAGCCTGTGCAACCAAAGGGGCTCCACACAAACCGTTGAAAGTGTTTTCTGACAATTGATTGTAATAGCCGCCCCAAAATTTTTGGCCTAGTAAAGTCCTAATGTAATTCGGAGACGTAACTCCAGTGAAATCCAGGAAATCACCAGTTTTCTTTCTCCACCACATCTGAAAGGGGACAATGGACACAAATTTATCTGTCATCCATCCCCTCAAATCGCTGTGGCTTCCGGCACTTGGACAATAGTACAACCGAATGTCGGAATCAGGCAACTTCACAGATTGAGATACATTCAATGTAACCCTAACAACGTCCTTTCCTTCTTTGTACAAATCAAGTTCCAATTCATCTGCCTCTACACCATCAAACAAAGAATAGTGATAAGGTAAAATCAAATAGTTGGTGCTTATAAACACTACATTGGCCATTCTTGACTTGTGCCCTTCGCAATGCACTTCAGCATAGTAAGTGTTCTTTTTAATGACGTTAGATAGTTGAGACTCAGTGGTGGTTCTAGACTTGGCGCCAAAATTTGACACTGCCGTGCCTATCTTAGTCCAAATTGATTCCGTACTCTCACGCTCCTTCGCGGTAGAAATGTCGTCCAACATTTGACTATCCACACGTGCAACCCACAATTGTCTCACCAATTTCAGGAAAAGAATGATGGCTGCTGATCCCTTCAAAACATTCAACGTTCGTTTCGAATAAGCCCATCTAGCAATATCCGACAATCGCAACGATGCAACTTCATATCTTTCAAGACTTAGTCTACAAAAAGTGAAAAGACTTCCTATCAAAATGAAAAATGCATCTAAAAGGAAAGCTGCACAAGACAAACCAAAAACAAAATGATTGAAACTCAAAATGAAAAAGAGCAACATCATAGTTCTAGGTATGTTGAAAAAATGGAAAGTGAAATACACACGCCGAAAACGTCTCGCACATTTGCCGATAATTAACAAAAGGAGTCTAGAAAAAACTCGCTCAATGTAAATCTCGGTATACTTGATTCTCTCGACAGTCATACATCTCATGGCCCATGTTTCAATCTGTTGCCACAAATCGACATAGCCGTATTGATTCTCCAAAGAAATCTGAGTGTAATCTCCATCAGTGTTTTCCACAACAAAATCATCATTCTTAAAACTTTCCAACACGTACTTTTGCAAATCTTTATGCGCAAGATACTTTTTGACCAAAAAGTTAATGGCCACGTATGTGGGAACTCTTGAATAATGAACTCCATCCTCATGCACTATCTTGTACTGACATAGGTCGTATTCTTTTTCCGGTTGAACTGCCTGCTCAATAGTGACTTGCCAAACCCGATCATCACATATGCGTGTCTTTGGAAACGCGGCATAAGAATCTTTAACCTTGTTAGCATCAATTTTGCCATTGGTCAAAAATCCCTCATTCACGTGCAAAGTTATCACATAGTTCATACGTCCTTGTATGGAGAAAGGTGAA